AGGTCCCTGAGCCTAATAAAACATACATACCCTGCTCTACCTAATCCCTGGTGTCATCTGGGTCACACCAGAGGCCCTCAGGGACCTCAGGTCCCTGAGCCTAATAAAACATACATACCCTGCTCTACCTAATCCCTGGTGTCATCTGGGTCACACCAGAGACCCTAAACATACATACCCTGCTCTACCTAATCCCTGGTGTCATCTGGGTCACACCAGAGACCCACAATAAATAAGAGCATGAAGCTCGTTAAAATCATTTGCGACAAATGCCACCACCAAGCCGACGTTGTTTATTATCGGGGAACTGCGCTTTGTCCATTTTGCGCATCTAACCAATTCACAATTACCCACAACTACAACCCACAGTGTGACTGCTTTGAACCCATCAAAACCAATAATCAAACGAACCAAGGTTAAGTTCACGCCGCTACCTAAGCAGCGTAAATCAACCAGCGCTAAAGCTGTTATCGCAGAGGGCCAGCGTCACAAGTCAATTGCTGAAGCTGCTTCTGCGCATCACATAAGCAAGCATGTGGTCAAGCAGAACATCGCAACCCTGCGCACCTGGTGGTTTGAAGCTGACCCAGCTGACCCAACTGAACCACATGTAAAGCCACCGCTCACTGCGCTGAATCACTACTTGGACCAGTGTCTCAGCGCCACGGAATCCCTGCGCAGCAATCCCGAGCGCCAAGACCAACTCTCCGAAAAAAACAATCTTTCTCAGACGGCCAGGGACGTAGGTTTCCGCACCTACGTTCGGGCTGTCCCTGGGCACGTTTGAAATAACATTTATGGCCAGAACCCGCTCAATCAGTTATGCCGTTGACAGCAGTCAAACCAGCAAGGTTGATCGCCTGCTTGCGGCTGATGATCCCGATGATTTAGTTAAAGAGCTCGTTTCTGCCCGTCTTCTTAAGCTAAAGGAAGATACCCGTAAGATACAAATTGAGAATGCCATCACCCTCAGGGAGTATGTCTCAATTGCTGAAGTTGGCTCTGAAATTGATGCCGCTTTTACACGAGTACGAAACAAGCTACTTGCCCTTGAAAACAAATTGCTAATCCTTGCTCCCATTGATGATCCTGTTGAAGTAAGAAAGATCGTGCGTCAGGAAATTGACGAGATTCTTGTTGAACTTTCATACCAAGATGAAATTAACAAGGAGATCGAGATTTTGAATGACGCCATTACAAGCACGACTGAAGGCAGCGGCGAAACGTTGTCTTAAACCCCGCCCACGATTAAATGTTCGTCAGTGGGCCGACGAGTACCGCCGCTTAAGCTCAGAATCAGCTTCTGAGCCAGGTCGTTGGAGAACCGGTCGTGTTCCCTACATGGCCGAACCAATGGAGACAATCACCAACCCTGCTGTAAAGCAAATGGTGCTTATGTTGTCCTCTCAGATGGGCAAGACTGAGTTCATCTTAAATGTCTTTGGGTTCTTCGCTGATCTTGAACCAAGTCCAGTTTTACTAATTCAACCAACTGAAGGCTTCGCAGGTGATTTTAGTAAGGAGCGAATTGCTCCGATGATTCGCGACACCCCTGTGCTCGCCGATCTTTTCAAAGCCAGCAAGTCAGATTCTGCTAATACCATCTTTCACAAGTCATTTCCTGGCGGCTTCCTCGCTCTGGGCGGTTCCAACAGCCCTACTGTTCTCGCTGGTCGGCCAATTAGAGTAGTGCTGCTGGACGAGGTTGACCGCTTTCCAAAGTCCGCGAAGAACGAAGGCGATCCTGTTAGCTTGGTGTCCCGCCGAGTTCAGAACTTCCCTGACTCCAAGATCATTGCTGTCTCAACTCCCACAATTAAAGGCGACTCAAAGATTGAAAGTCTGTTCTTAGACTCCGATCAACGTCACTGGCACATCAAATGTCTGCACTGCGCTGAATTCTTTTACCCACAGTGGAAGCACGTCACTTGGACTGTTCCTGAAGATGCGGCGATTGCTTGTCCGCATTGTGGTGGTTTGCACAATGAGCATCAGCGCCTGAAGGCTTCGCAGCACGGCAAGTGGGTGGCTTTTAATCCGGGGCACCGCATCCCCGGTTTTCACACCAACGCGTTAGTAACACCCTTAGGTAAGCCACTCGTTGACTTCGTGTATGAGTTCCTTGCAACAGAAAACAGACCATCCAACCTGCAGCCGTTTTACAACACGGTTCTTGGTCTGCCGTATGAGTTTGTGGGCGCCGATCTGACTGACCCTAATTCAGTGAAGTTGACTGACTACGACAGAACTCGCATTCCTGAAGACGTGATGTTTCTTACCTGTGGTGCCGACGTTCAGATTGACCGCATTGAGTACGAAGTTGTGGGTCATACCGCTCAGGGCCAGACCTACTCAATTGATTATCAGGTGATCCAGGGTGACACCAAGGACTTGGCCACCTTTGAGGAATTTAAGCATACATTATTGACCACAAAGTATCTCAGAGAGGACGGTGTAAGCCTGGAAGTTAACAGAACGCTAATTGACTGCGCCTACAACTCCAAAATTGTCTACAAGTTCACCGACAACAACCGAATTCATCAAATCTACGCCTGTCGCGGTGTCGATGGCGCAAAACCTCTAATCACGCAGAGCACAAGCAAATTTGGAGCGACGTTTTATCGAGTTGCATCCGACATCTTCAAAGAAAAGCTGTTCAACGATTTACAGCTTACAGACGAATCAAAGTACGGTTACTGCTACTTTCCAGTCGGACGCGATAAGGAATACTTCACCCAGCTTTGCTTATCTGAGACAGCTGAGAGAACAGTTGATAACAGAGGCCGAAGCTACCTGCACTTTAAGAAGAAGACACCAGATTCCCGCAATGAGGCGCTGGACTGCAGGATTTACGCCATGGCCGCGTTCGAAATGATTAGAGGCAATCAGCGGGATAACATAATGTACCGCCTGGAGGTTCAGCTGGAGAGACTTAAAAAAGGTCTGGAAAGCGAGCCAAAGTACGTCGAAAGTTCAGAAAAAGAACCCGAAGTAATAAATAAGACAGAAGTTCTTCCAGCAGTTGACCCGTATGATAAGTGGAGGCAACGAAACCGCACCAGACAAACATCAAAGTGGGTTAAAGATTACCAATGACACCATTCACGCTCACCTTAACGCAAGGCGACTCATTTTCCAGAACATACAGCTTAGACGGGTATCTACCAGCAGATTACACGCTACACGCGGCTTTCCGTGGTCAGTCAAGCTTAGATTTAACTGCAACAGCCGATTTAAGCAATTTCGTGCTGACAATTACCCCAGCTCAATCGAGCGCTTTAAATCCTGGTAATTATCAAGTTAGTCTTTATCTAACTTCACCTACTGAGCGAATTACTCTGCTCACCCACTCGTTAACAATCTACCCAGACCCGCTCAATCTACCTGATGGTGTTGACGTGCGAACTCACGTTGAGCGCGTCCTAGATGCAGTCACTGCCTACATTGAAGCTCGCGCTGTTGACGGTTCAGTTGACCATTTAGTTACTGAAGTTGACGGCCTCAAGCTAACTCGCATGTCAATGAAGGAGTTGACTGACTTACGTGATTTGTATCAGGACAAAGTTGCTCGTCTAAAAGGACTGCACCCAAAGGTTGTTTCACGCTACTTCACTAACACAGTGCGCACTTATCAGTAAAAGGACTTAACCAATGGCAAAACATTTCAACACACAAAAAGAACCTACACCAATTAAGCGCAGCTTTGACGCTGCCCGCTTTGGCAAAACATCAGATTTAACTCAATCAAAGAACGTCAACGCCGACTTAGTCGCCTCACTTGAAACGCTTCGTGGCCGCTGCCGGCAGATTGCAAACAACGATCCGTATGTCGCAAGAGCAATGAGCCTTTGGCGCAATTACATCATCGGCCCAACAGGCATTGACTTACATGTTCAGAGCAAGCTAACAAATGGAGCTCTTGATAAGTCCACAAACGAAAAGATCGAGCGTGCCTGGGCCGAATTTTGTGAACTTGGTAACTGCACAACTGACGGCGGCTTCACCTTTACTGAGCTGTGCAAAATCATCATTGAGACAATGGCCAGAGACGGCGAGGTTTTCCTAATTAAGCGCAAGGGACCACGTTTCGGCAGATTTGGTTATCAGCTTGATCTGATTCCAATTGAGCAATTCGCCAGTTACTACACAGGGATTAACAGAGACAATGGAAATGTCATCTTTCAATCAGTTGAGTTCAATCGCGACCTTCGCCCTGTCGCCTACTGGTTAAGTTCAAAGCCTGAGCCAATGAACTCGTCTTATCTACTTTCGTTCAATCAGAAAGTGCCTGACATTCGAGTACCGGCAGAAGATTGCTTTCACCTCTTCGAGCGGCACTACATTGGACAGGTGCGCGGTTTTCCCTGGATTTGTAATTCAGTGCTCAATCTACACCATCTCAATGTTTATAAAACAACTGAGCTTGAAATGGCGCGCATTGCCACGCTAGATCAGATTTACTTCACGATGGAAGCAGGAACTGAGGGTATTTCTGATCGTGACATGAACGCCGCGATGGAAATCAATTTAGAACTTGAACCAGGACAATCAACGATCTTGCCTCGTGGTGTCAAACCTCAGAAGGTTGATTACAACAACCCGAATTCAAACATGCCAGACTTCATCAAAAGTCAGTTAAAGGGCGTTGCTGCTGGTTTGCAGTTGAGTTATGCCGCGCTTAGCTCAGACATTGAGGGCGTCACATTTGCCAACGCCAGACTTGCCGCTCTTGAGGATCAAGTTAGCTACCAAAACCGTCAGCAGTGGGTTATCGATCACTTCTTAAACCCGCTTTACAAAGATTGGTTGAAGTACCAGATACTTGCCTCAAACATTAACGTTCCGTTTAGTAAGCTTGATAAGGTTTCACGAGTTAAGTGGACTCCACGCGGTTTCCGCTCAGTAAATCTCGTTGAGAACGCCCGCGCGGCCCAAATGCTCAACGGAATGGGATTATTGAGTCGTACCCAGCTTTCATCTGAGTTGTTTGGTGTCGATTGGAACGAAACATTAGATTTACTACAGTTTGAGGCTGAAGAACTCAAGAAGCGTGATCTGGTTATGGTTTCAGACGTTCCAGCTGCACAGCTTGAGCAAAAAGAGCTTGAAGAGCCTACAGATACGGAAGAGGAATCAAAATAACTGAAGTTGTCTAACAATTCTTATAAATAAATGCAGAAATCCAATTTAATTATGGTATCTGCATTACGTGATTACAGACTTAAACTTTTTTACCACACTTCAAACATCCGCTACCCCTGTTAAAGCTGAAGCCAACAGCTCGTTGAATCGAGCGGCAACGTTTTCAGCTACGCCTGCTAAAAGCGACTTTGAAATCTCCTTCATGTCGGAGGAGCCGTATGTTCGTGAGTACTTTACTACTGACGACAACGGCAATGTCAAGCTTGAAAAGTACGTCGAAATCTTATCAATGGACAATCCTGATTTGCGCTTTGCAGCATCAGGCCATTGTCCATTTTTGTTAGATCACAACACCTGTGAGGCAGAAGATCAGATTGGAGTAATTACAAAATGCTGGATTGAAGATAAGCGAGGCAAAGCGCTTATTCGATTCTCTGTTGATCCAGCGAAGCAAGGAATAATTGATGACATCAAATCCGGCATTAGAAACAACATTTCTGTTGGGTATCAATACACCGGATTTGAACCTGTTGAATCACCAATTGACGGTATTGATGCATACCGTTTCTCGATAAAAGTAAATGAAATTTCTTCGGTTGCAATTCCTGCGGACACAACGGTAGGTACAAATCGAGCTTCATCTACTTCAACAATTTCATCAATTTCACGCACTACAAGTTCCAATAAGGAGGAAACAATGACAAGTGAAGTTAAAGAAACTGGTGTTGAGTTTGACCTCGACGCCGTACGTTCTGTAGCAATTAAAGAGGCGCAATCACGTGCCGCCGAAATCACTAAGTTCTGTGAGAGCTTTGGTTTCTCTTCACGCGCTGCCGATTTGATCAACTCTGATAAAGACATCGTCGCAATCAAGACTGAACTCCTTCAGGAAGTTGAAAAGCGCAATGTTGAAGTTCCTAAGTCTCCTGTTGATGCTCAGAAAGCTCCTGCTTTCCATCAGAAGGACGCAGCTCACAATCGCTACAACTTCGGTCGCGCAATCGCAATGGCCGCTGGTGCAAAGCGTGATGGCGTCGAAGCTGAAATCGACCAGGAATACCGTCGTAACTCAGGTTTGACTGGTACCGGTATGGGTTATGAGCCTGATACCATCATTCTTCCTCGCTTCGCTCGTGAAGCCGGAATGGTTCGCGCTCCTCATAACGCTGGTTATTTGAGCACTCCAGCAGCTCACCAAGGTGACGACTGGGTAAATCAGACATACGATCCAACGTTGATCGACGTGTTCTTGCCTAACAACGCTCTCGCGCAGCTTCCTGTTACCAAGCGTTTTGGCTTGACAGGTATTCACAACTTCAAGAAGAAAACCGGCACAACTTCTGCCGCATGGGGTTATGAAGGCGATGCAGCGGTTGAAAGCCACATCACGACTGCGCCAAACATCACTGCAACTCCGAAGCGCTTGAGCTCACAGACTTCAGTTACCGACCTTTCAATGGTTATGACTGATCCTAATGTTCAAGCAAATGCATTGGCCGATCTTCAGATTCAGTTTGATTTGAAGTTGTCTGACTCATTCATCAATGGTGGTGGTTCTGCGGCTCCTGCGTACTACTTGGACGAAGCGGTTACCGCAAACGGTTCCTACGAGGCAACTCTTGGTACTGGTGGTGCAGGTGCAATCGCTGAATTCGAGGATTACCTTGCGCTTGTTGCTTACTTAGAAGGTATCAACGCCTCTTCAATGAACTCCTTCAAGTGGTTAATCAACACCAGCATCAAGAATAAGGCCATCGCAACCTCACTTAAGTTAGACAACAAGACAACCAAGAACACAATCGCTTGGGCTCTTTTGAATCCTGTAACTGGTGGTGTTAGTTTCGCTGGTCATGAGGCCGCTGTTTCCAACCAGCTCGCAACTGTTTCTGGTAAATCAAAAATCATCGGCGCTTGCTGGTCTGATGTTGTTTGGGCTAACTGGGGCAACCTTGCTCTTCGTCCGCTTGCTTACACTGGCGGTGGCGTGTTCAAGTTCGAAATGATTGGTTACTTTGATTTCGTGTTCCTTCGTCATAACACTCTTGGTGTTATTCATGACGCGCTTGTCTAATGTTTGCTGGGGTTTACTCAAACACTGATTATCTTGCCATCCTTAAAACCTTCGGAATAAAAGCTGTTGGTTTTAAGGATACTGGCGACGAGGTCTCTTTTACAGGAGTCTTTCGAAATGGACAATCAGTGTTTGGCGATGATGGACAGGTAATTTCAGCGACTCCAGTTTTGATTTGTAGAACATCTGATGTTGAAACATTGGATCAATACAAACCAATCACAGTCAATGAAACGCAGTACGAAGCAAGAACGCTAATTTCGAATGGGTTTGGTATTACGCACATCGCGTTAATTAAAGTATGAACATAAGAGAGGACATTTACGATTTATTGGCAACGCTGCCTTACGCAGTGTTTCAAACTCGTATTGATCCATTTCAAAATCCTACGATAAAACCCGGTGTGTCTGTGCAGCTTAAGCGATCAAGCAAGGAGCTGATTGCTGATGGTGCCACATTTAGAACGACTGATGAGGTGATGGTTGTTATTACTTTAGCGCAGCAAAAGCTGTATGACGCCGCACTGGACGCGGTCGTTGAAATGATCTTATCAACGTTGCTAACGAATGCTGCTTTTGTAAGGCAATTTGAAAACATTAGTGAAGTAAACGTTGAGTATGATTATGAAGCTGTAGGTGAAACAAATAAGGCCTCCGCGATTATCACGTTTAGCTTGTCGTATGTTGAGAAATTTGACCCCAACATCACAGCGATACTTGAGACATTGCACCTTAGTTATGATTTTATCACACCTGCTGCTGATCCAAATCTTCAGTACCCTGGACCAGATTCTCGGATCGAATGCACACAGATCATCACAACACAGTAAAAGGATAAATAAATGAAAGTCGTACCAAACAACAGAATGGTGAATGGATTGGTTAATCGAGTTTTTGACCCTGAGACGGGTTATCAGTTAACTAATGAACCAATTGAATTAGACACATTAGATTTCCACAAACGACTGCATTATCGTCAGTTGTTAAATAATGGAGATTTAGTTGAATACCAAGAACCCGTCAAGCCGGAAGTAAAACCAAAGAAACAAATTAAAGAAGGAGAAATCGAATAATGAGCACAGCAGCCATTTCATTTGACAGCATTCCGGCTAATTTGCGCAACCCTCTTGCTTACGCTGAGGTTGACAATAAGAAAGCCGGTTATTTTCAACAAAACTCACGCACACTCTTTGTTGGACAATCTGCGAACATCGTCACTGAAGTTCCAGTAATTGTTGCCAGCGTCGATTGGGCAAAACAAACATTTGGGCCTGGTTCTCAGATTGCGCGCTTCGTTGAGGCCTACCGCCGCAACAATTCGTTCAATGAGCTTTGGGTTCTACCACTTAACGATGCCGCTGGCGCAACTAAAGCATCAGCAACAGTGACTTTTACTGGTCCAGCAACCGCTTCTGGAACAGTTGCTCTTTACGTTGGTGGAGAGAAAGTAAGTGTTCCCGTTTCTCGTGGTGATACTGCAACTCAGATTGGCGCGTCGCTCGTTACTCAAGTAACAAACAATGTCAATCTTCCAGTCACAGCTTCAAATGCTGCTGGTGTTGTCACTTTAACTGCGAAAAATGCAGGTACCGTCGGAAACAAAGTTCCTTTGAACTTGAATTTCCGTGGAGTGCTTGCGAATGAAGTTACCCCAGCTGGCGTAACAGTCGAAATTGTAGCTTTCGCTGGTGGTGCAACTGATCCTGATGTTGAAGAGAAACTTGCGCTTATTGGTTCAATGGATGTCGCATTTTATGCTCACCCTTACGCTGATACTGGTTCAATTGCCGCATTCACTGCATTCCTCAGTCAGACAGGTGGTCGTTGGGACCCAATGCAAGGCGGAAAAGATGGTCAGGCGTTTACCGCGCTTGCAGGTTCTTTGAGCGCTCTGCAGACTTTCGGTACTTCATTAAATGACGAAAACCATACTGTAATTGGCTACGAAACTTCAGTTCCTAATGACAACATTGACGTGCTCGGTTCTTACGTTGCGCAGGCTTCAGGTTCGCTAGCAATTGATCCTGCTCGTACCTGTCAGACTTTGGAACTAATGGGTGTTATCACTCCTCCTGAGTCAAGTCGCTTCACTCTAAGCAATCGTTCAACGCTCTTGAACTCAGGTATCGCAACCTTGATGTATCACTCTGGTACACCAGCGATTGAGCGTGCAATTACGACTTATCAGAAAAACAGTTATGGCCAGCCTGATCCAAGTTATTTAGATGTCACCACACGTGCAACTCTTAGTTACATCAAGAAGTCTGTTGTTTACCTCATTACGCAGAAGTTCCCGCGCAGCAAGCTTGCTGAAGATGGAACTAAGTTTGGTGCAGGAAACGCGATTGTTACTCCAAAGGACGTTCGCGCTGAGCTAATCGCTTGGTACGACACTTTGCAGTTCATTGGACTGGTGCAAAATCCTGAAGGATTCGAAAAGGAGCTTTTGGTCAGCTTGAATCCAATCGACCCAAATCGTTTGGACATCTTGTTGCCACCTACACTTGTAAATAATTTGATTGTTTGTGCAGTGAAAGTTGAATTTTCACTTCGCGCGTAATTGAAATTTTCACGTTTTGTAAAACTTATGGTTTCTTTTGTTTCATCCTTAATTGACGCGTCTAATTCTGAAAAATGGGCGCGTCATTATTGGAAGCTTATTAATCGAGCAATTGACAGGAACTGGACATTTGAGAAAGGTAAAGGTTTTGAAAAACACCACGTCTTTCCTACATGCGTTCATGGTCTTATCGATGAAATGCGTGTTGTTCTAACAGCAGAAGAACATTATGTTGCACATCAGCTGCTTGTGAAAATGTATCCGCATGAACGAAAGCTTGTTTATGCAGCAAATCGCATGAGCAAACAGTGTGTAAATAATAAAACTTTTGGCTGGTTGCGCAGAAAGCACGCTGAAAATGTTAGTCTTCAGTTTAAAGGTAAGAAATTACCGCTGCGAACTGCTGAACACTGCGAGAATCTGAGTAAAGCACGTAAAGGCATTTGTTTAAAAACTGAAGAGCAAAATAAGGCACATGCTGAAATGCTTAGAGGTCGAATTTATTCAGACGAACACAGAAAAGCAATAAGTAAAGGCTTAACTGGTAAAGAACGAAGTCAAGAACATTGCGATGCAATAAGTAAAGCACGAACGGGAAATAAATACCCAAAGCTAAGTGAAGCAAAGAAAGGACAAACTCCATGGAATAAAGGCAAAAAGAATGTCCAGGTTCCTTGGAATAAAGGCATAACGCAAACAAAACAAATTTAGGAGAAATAAAATGAAGATTGCAGGCACAGCGCACATCAAGATCGACGGTGTTAGTTATTCCTCAAGTATTACTGAGGGCTACAGCATCAAAATTCAAACCAACAAACCAGAGCCGATTATGGCTGACGATGGTGGTATTCACTACAAGGAAGTTCCTGTAGCAGATACCATCAGCGGTACTTTACTTACCACAGGCGATTTTGACCCAATGGTAATCGTAAATGCTCGTAATGCCACGGTTCAAGTTCAACTCAATAATGGAAAGACAGCCATTCTTCGCAACGCAATGTTCTCAGGTGATCCTGAAATTGACACGATGACAGGTACTTTCAAATGTGAGTGGAGTGGGATTGGAAAGTGGATCTAATGTATTAATTTCAATACACTTAGCAGAACAAGGCTCAGTTTAATCGCTGGGCCTTTGTTTTAAGATAAATAAACAAAACAAACCACATGGAGAACTTACGTTATGTCTGACTTTAATGAAAATTTCGAACTACTTGAGCCAATTCTGGTTGATGGTGATAAAACATCCGTTATCACTCTAAAAAAACCAACAGTTAAGGCAATGCGCGCAAGCTTCAAAGCACCTAATGCGTTTGAGCAAAACATTGTGCTTGTAAAAGAGTGCTCAAATCTTAATCTAATTGAAATCGACAATTTGAGCCCGATTGACTTCCAGCGCATCTTGGACTACTTGGGAAACTTTATTGCCCTTGGTCCGA